CCCCGCGACCGAAAACAATACGATGGTCTACATCAGCGGCGTCTACCAACAGAAGGACACTTACTCGACCTCCGGCACCACGCTGACCTTCTCGTCTGCCCCGCCCACCGGCACCGGCAACATCGAGGTCATGCACATGTCCACGCTGCCTACCGGCGTCGATCCTGAAATCGGCACGGTAACGACGGGTGCGGCTGGGTCGAGCGCGTCGGTCACGGCGACCGGTCACACCCTTGACTTCACCATTCCGCGTGGCGACACGGGCGCACAGGGCATACAGGGTATACAGGGCATCCAAGGAAATGTCGGCACCGCTGCTACAATCGCAGTGGGGTCTACGACGACAGGAGCCGCTGGGTCTAGCGCGGCGGTCACAAACTCAGGATCATCGTCAGCCGCCACATTCGATTTCACAGTGCCTCGCGGCGACACAGGCGCGACCGGCCCACAGGGCATACAGGGCGTACAGGGCGACACCGGCCCCGCTGGCTCGCTGTCTGGAGCGTCAGATGGAACGGCAGCAGCACCGTCGATTTCGTTCAGCGCCGACACGAACACCGGCCTGTTCCGCCCCGCCTCTGACAAGATCGGGTTCACGACCGGCGGCACCAGCGCGATGACTATCAGTGGCAGTAATGTCGGTATTGGTAGAACATCGCCAACATATGATTTAGAGGTAGATGGTGTAGCAGCCCTTTATGCCTCTAGCACAGAAACACGAAATTTTGAAGTTGGTTATGGAAGGACCGGAAACGGTTTTTCGTATGTTGACCTTATTGGCGATGCTACATATACGGATTATGGATTACGCCTTATTCGAGGTAATACTGGACCCAATACATCTTCAGAATTAACCCACAGAGGCACAGGCCCACTTGTTCTTACCGCTTTCGATGCTGGTTATATCGATCTAAGGACAGCGAACACAAACCGTATTCGCGTCACCGGCACCGGCCTTGTTGGCATCAACACACAAACGCCGACAAGACATTTGACCGTTAATGGTTCTATTCAAATGGCTTCTGGTGGTGTTATCGAGGCTGGAACCACAGCACTCAACACATATATCGCTGGTGTTCAAGGGGCGAGTGGTCGTTGGGCTTTTGCTACTAACGGTAGCGAAAAGATGCGGATCACCAGCGATGGTCGGCTAGGGCTGGGGACTTCGGCACCAAGTGGCATCCTTGATTTAAGTGCAGCAACAGGGTCTGGCACTCTTAATATTATTTCTACAGTTAATGCTACCAATGCAGGAAATAAGATCGCATTTTTTGCAGCAGGTCGTTCAGATACAGACGAAGAAATGGCGTTCATTAAGCCACTACTCACATCTAACAGCGGTGGTTCGGGTAACGTCCAAGCAGGACATCTTACTTTTGGTACGGTTGGTTCAGAACGTATGCGTATCACCAGCAGCGGGAATGTCGGGATCGGCGTGTCCCCCAGCTACAAGCTGCACGTCTCCGGCGACATCTACGCCACTGGCAACGTCACGGCTTACTCCAGCGCCGTCGCCAAAGACGAAATCACCACGATCCCCGACGCGCTCGATCTGGTCGAGCAGCTTCGCGGCGTATCCTTCAAGTGGAAGGAAAGCGGCAAGAAAGCCGTGGGCCTCATCTATGAGGAGGTCAAGGAAGTCATCCCCGAATTGACCAGCGAAAAGGAAGGCCACGTCGGCGTTGCCTATCAAAACACCGTTGCCCTTCTGATCGAAGCGGTCAAAACGCTGTCCGCAAAAGTCAAAGAACTGGAGTCTAAATAATGCCTAACACATACACATGGACGTTCGATCCTCTCGAAGTAGCCGCCGCCGAGATCGACGGACACGCTGATGCAATCCAGACGGTCCACTGGCGCGTCACCGCTGTTTCTGATGACGCAGAACCGCTGACGACATCCGCCTACGGGTCAGTTTCTCTCAACGCACCGGGGGATGGCTTCGTGGCCTTTAACAATGTGACCCGCGAGCAGGTCAAAGGCTGGGTGCTGGCGGACATCAACACGGACGAAGCTGCGGTCCAGAGCGCACTCGACAGCCAGATAGACAAGCAGCGGGTGCCGCCGACGGTCACGAAACAGCCCGCAGGATGGAGTGAATAATGGCGCTGACTAACGAAACTGCGATCCGCGCTGACGGAGACGCAATCCAAATCGACGCCAGCAACAACGTCGGTATTGGCGTCAGCCCTTCGTACAAGCTGCACGTTTCGGGGGCGATCTACGCCACGGCAGACGTGACGGCGTACTCATCCGCAGCGGCGAAAGACAACATCGTGACCATCTCTGACCCGCTCGAACTGGTCGGCAAGCTGCGCGGCGTAAGCTGGACGTGGAAGGATTCCGGCGAGAAGTCGCAGGGCGTGATCTACGAAGAACTAGCAGAGGTACTGCCAGAACTCACAAGCGCCGAGGGCGGTGCCAAAGGTGTCAAATACCAGAACCTGGTCGGCTTGCTGATCGAAAGCGTCAAAGCGTTGAAGGCTGAGATCGATGAATTGAAGGAGCGCCGCTGATGGCCCTGCAAGCGAGCGGCGCGATATCGTTATCCGATTTGGCGACAGAGTTTGGGGACACCACGCCTAACTCTATGTCGGAATTTTACGCTGGCGGTAGCCTCGTCGGCACGAACAACGCAAGCGTCCCGGCGAGCGGGGCAATTACTTTAGCTAATTTCTACAGCGCGACTGCGGCCATCGTTCTCGACATCACGTCGAGCGCCAGCGAACAGAACATCCTGACGTTGGCGACGGCGGCGGGGTACAACGCATCGACCGACAGCACACCGATCATTGTCAACATCGCTTCGGGCGTTACGATCTCCGGCAGCAGCACCCACGCGCTGCGGACAGGTGCGCTCAACGCCGACAGCGATCTGACTATCAACATCCCAGGTTCTGTCGATGGGTACACCGGGGCAAACGGTGGCCTTGTGGCAGTGCCGGGTTCTGCTGGAGGGGACGCGCTGTTCTTTGAAACGCTGACCGGCGGCAGCGGCACATATATAGTAAGCGTATTATCCGGCGGGTCGCTGCGCGGAGGCGGTGGCGGCGGCGGCGGCGGCGGACAGCGCGGGATACGAGGCAGCTCCTACGATAGTAAATACCAGTGCCAGTTTGCGACACCCGTCTATGGCTCCTATGGCTCGAGTGGCGCTGCCGGGGGCTTCGGCCAAGCCGGGTCGCAAGGCGGGTCAGGCTCATATGGCGGAGGAACGAATAGTTGCCCAATCCAATCCCCCGGTGCCGGTGGCGCTGGAGGAGCGGCAGGGTTTGCGTTGAGAAAGAACAGCAGGACCGTGACGTTGAATAATAGTGGAACAGTCGCAGGGAGCGCAGCCTGATGAAAATTTTGATACCAGCATCCGGCGGTGTGAACAGCGCCTATTCGTTGCATCAGTTTCTCTCGACAACCGACCACGAAATCGCGGCGCTGCATTTCCGTGAGGGCTATGACGGCGCTCCAAATGAACGGGCAGAGTTCGACGCGGTCTGCGATTGGCTCGAAACAAACGTGCGGACGTTTGAGCGGTCGTATGTTGCCCTGCCAACGATCAGCAGCACCGACGATATGCGCCCGGTTCGCGCAGGATTTGCAAAGGACATCACCTACGCATTTGCGACGGCTCGTTATGAAAACTACGTCACGCAGATCGCCGCGCATGAGGCGGGTGCAATAGCAATCGGTATCAGCGTCGAGAACACCGCGACAGACCGTCACCCGATTTTGATCGACCAAGTATACGACACAGGCGCGGCGGTCTATCTGCCGTCACTCAGTATCACTGAGCCGGTCGCAGCGGATGCGAATTACGACACAATCGCCGCACAAATGTCGGGCCGTTTTGAGCAGCTAGAGGCTCTGCCGACAGGTCTGCGGTCGCTGATCACGACGTGCGATGTCGATAGCTGCACAGACGTTTACTGCCTCAGATGTGCATATCAGCGTGGCTACGATCACTACGTCAGTAACGGCCAGACAGGCCGCGATTTCGATCTGTGGTGTGCAGAACAGGGCAGCTATGGACAGTGGCGATCTGAAGCTGACCCAGCCGAATACGTCTGGCGAGGCGGCTGTTGCGACGAGTGTGCGCCGCTTAATTATCTAGCCGATCTGGTTGGTCGAGAGTGGCCCAGCGTGATCATAGCGCGTAACCGGATTCAATGGTTTTCTGACAATGGGGCTGACATGACCGGCATCGAAACAGAAGAGCAGTTTGGTGATTGGTGTGGCCGCATGGGGCGGGTCAATTTGGATCGCGGCGTTGACTCAGACGCAATGCCCGACAACGGTGATGAGTGGCGCAACGCTATCCTTGAGGCCGCGCTACTGTGACGGCTCGACCATTTCTCGTTTTCCTGCTGGCTGTCATTCTGACGGCCTTTTTTGTGCCTCCCGTTAGCTCGAACGAATACAACTGCCTTGGCGCTGAACAAGCAAAGGTCTTCGAGCCAATCGAACACGTCAAAGGCGTAGGTATCAGGGAGGGAGGTCTGGTCAAACTGTCTGTATCGTCAGAAGGCTACTGGATGCTCACACTGTCACCGCCAGAACTAAACGACGCTCTCTGCATCATAATGATGGGGGAAAGCTGGACGTTCGTTGAGCCAAGTCCTGCGGGACAGAAGGTGCGGTATGGAAGGAGCAATTGATCTCCGATTGATTATAACCTTGGGCGGCATTTTATTTAGTGTCGCCGGGGCTGCTGCTGTCGGCAAAATGCAAATCAAGGTCATCTTAGAAGCTGTAGCCGACATGGAAAAGCGCCTTCGCGGCATGGATCGACGCATCGATTCACTCGACACAAGAACCGAAAAGCAGGAGCAGCGGATCAACATATTGGCCCAGATGTCGTCGCCGGAGAACCTCCGTCGAGACCACATGACGATGGCGACACTCTTACGAGATTGTGAACAGCTACGGAAAGAAATGGACCACCAACTACACATTCATAATGGAAAACATGTGCCTGTCAGCGACATAAGGAAAGCAGAATGATTGGACTAATCAGCAGCCTGTTACCCGTTGTCGGCAACGTACTCGACCGGGTGCTGCCCGACACCGTCGAGAAAGACAAAGTGAAGGCAGAGCTACAGGCGCAGATGCTTCAGCACAGTTCAGAGATCGAAAAGGCTGCTGCATCAGTAGTCGTCGCGGAAGCAAAAGGCGAAAGCTGGTTACAGCGCAACTGGCGACCAGTGACCATGATGTCGTTTGTCGTCATCGTAGTGAACAACTACATAGCAGTGCCTTGGCTACAGACATTTGGCCTACCGGCAGTTTCACTCGATATCCCACCGGACATGTGGTCACTACTTCAAATAGGAATCGGGGGGTACATCGTATCCAGGGGAGCCGAAAAAGGAATTAAGAACTGGAAGGATACTAAATAAATGGTCGGACATTTAATGGAACGACTGCATCAGGAAATTGCAGAAGACCTCTTGAAGAGAGTACAGAGCGGTGAAGCAACCAGCCAAGAACTTAGTGTTGCTGTCAAGTTCCTTAAAGACAACGGCATCGAAGCGCAGGCAACTAAAGACAGCCCATTGGCAAACCTTATCGACTCACTGCCGGACTTTGATGACGACCCTCTCCATAGCCGACATTAAGTCGCCCTGTACCAAAGACTGCTACCTGATCAACAAGGTCACCCACATGGAATGCGTTGGGTGCGGCAGATCACAGGACCAGATCAAAGAATGGCGTAACTATACGTCACAACAGAAACAAAGTGTTCTTGATTCAATCCAAGACCACCAATCACAGGAAATCTAAGCATGTGTATGGGATCAAGCGCAGCCGCTGCCCCTCCAGTAGACAAGCCGTCAACAGAACCCAAGGCGTTTGCATACGGACCTAAAGGCGTCGAAAAGACTGCCGTAGATATCCCCAAAGAGAGCGAGGAGATGTCTGCAAGTGCCCCTGCAAAGAGAAAGACTGACACAGCAGCCCTGAATATCACCACATAGGAAATCTATGGGAAAACGATCCGACTTCAAAAGGATCGAACGAGATTTCTACCCAACCCCACAAAAAGCAGTTGAACCGCTTCTAAGACACCTACCTCCAGAAACCAGGTATGACGAACCCTGTGCTGGTGCCGGAGACCTGATACGTCACTTGGACCTTGCGGGGCACCGATGTACTGCAAGTGCAGACATATCCAACGGTCAGGACGCGCTAGATACCAAGTCACTTGTCGGTGATATGTTCATCACTAACCCGCCCTGGGATCGCCGCCTACTCCACCCAATCATAGAAACCCTGTCCAATTTAGGACCCACCTGGCTACTCTTTGACGCCGATTGGATGCACACGAAGCAGTCCAGTGCGCTGATGGAGACATGCTGCAAGGTAGTGTCGATAGGCAGAGTTAAGTGGTTCCCCGATAGCCCGCACACGGGCAAAGACAACTGCTGTTGGTACTTGTTCGACAGCCACAACAACAACATTCACACAGAGTTTTATGGGAGAAAAACCTAAATGCCCCGTAAGGCCCCTAAGAAGCCCATACAGAGCAACAGGGGTCATTCTGGTGTAGGCATACCAGAGACCCCTGAGAAGACCCCTCAGCGGACGCCTGAAGCCATCGTAGCAGACGACTTTAGGAAATTTCTGTACCTGATCTGGAAACACCTCAATTTACCAGACCCAACCCCTGTTCAGTACGATATCGCTGAGTATCTCCAGCATGGACCCAAGCGATCCTGCGTTCAGGCGTTCAGAGGTGTCGGTAAATCGTGGATCACCTCAGCGTTCGTACTCTGGCAACTCTTCAGAGACCCAGACACCAAAATACTGGTGGTATCAGCATCCAAGGAGCGGGCAGATGCCTTCTCCACGTTTACACTCAGGCTGATCTCTGAGGTGCCCTATCTACAGCACCTGATGCCCAGAGAGAACCAGCGGTCATCCAAGATAGCCTTCGATGTCGGGCCTGCCAAGGCTGCACACGCTCCCTCTGTTAAATCAGTGGGGATCACAGGGCAGCTAACAGGGTCTCGCGGTAACCTCATTGTCGCTGATGACGTTGAGGTCCCCAACAACAGTGCTACACAGCAGATGCGAGACAAACTGAGTGAGCAGGTCAAAGAGTTTGACGCTGTGTTAAGCCCTGGCGGGCGCATTATCTACCTGGGGACACCTCAGACAGAAGACAGTGTGTATCAGTCACTCGCAGATCGCGGGTATGAACTGAAGGTGTGGCCTGCTCTCATGCCATCAGCTAAAGAATCTGAACAGTACGGTAATACCCTTGCCCAGTTCATCAAGGAC